TATTTCTTTCAGTTGGACAGATACCTCTGCGTCTGTCACATATTCTCTTGTATTTGAAACCGCTTTAACTACTAAAACCACACAAGATTGGGGTGGTACATCATATTTTGTGATGGAAGAAGGTGACATACTTAAAGCACAATCTGAGGCGGCATCTACCTTTTCGGTAGTGGTTACCATTGAAGAAGAAGGGTTGACTAGAACATGACATTCCTAGAACTTGTAAACGATGTTTTGGTGCGACTCAGAGAGCCTGTAGTCACAACTTACAACGAAACTACCTATTCCACCTTGATTGGAAAATTCATCAATGATGCAAAGCGTCAGGTTGAAGATGCGTTTAGTTGGAACGCCTTGGGTACAACCATCACAGTCACAACTGTTGCCAATACTTCTTCCTACTCCCTTACAGGGGCTGGTCAGAAGTTTCAGGTAATGGATGTAATCAATACCACTAGCATTTTTGGACTAACAAACATTAGTTTTGTGGACATGAACCGCAAATTGAACTTTGCCCCTGTTGCTACTCAAACGCCCACAGAATACGCTTTTGATGGGGTAGATGGTTCTTACGATACACAAGTAAAACTCTATCCAATACCAAACGCTGTATACACAATTAAGTTCATGTTGACTGTTCCGCAACCAACATTGGCATCTGATTCAACAGTAGTAAAAGTTCCTGACGTTTTAGTTGTGCAAAACGCTTATGCAAGAGCATTGGTAGAGCGTGGTGAAGATGGTGGATTGTCTTCCTCAGAGGCATATAACCTGTATCGGGCAATGTTGTCTGACTATATTGCTTTGGAAGGCACACGCTATCCAGAGAATCAGGAGTTTGTCTCTATATGACGCAAAGATTGCAGACCTTTAGTGTTCAAGCCCCAGGCTTCTTTGGGCTAAACACGCAAGACTCTCCTCTTACATTGGAGGCTGGGTATGCGTCTATTGCCACCAATTGCGTCATTGACCAATATGGACGTATTGGCGCACGAAAAGGTTTCTCAAGGGTTAATTCATCCTCTGGAAACTTAGGCGCAAACGATGTAAAAGTCATCCATGAATTAGTGCAACTTGATGGAACAATAACTGTATTGTTTGCTGGTAACAACAAGTTATTCAAGTTAGATGGCTCTAACGCTGTTGTGGAATTGACCTATGGTGGTGGCGGTACTGCCCCAACTATTACTGCAAGCAATTGGCAATGTGCTTCTTTGAATGGCATTACTTACTTCTTCCAATCTGGCTTTGATCCTTTGATTTATGACCCTGCGGTAAGCACTACAACATTTAGGCGTGTGTCTGAGAAGACGGGATATACAGGTACAGTTCCTTTGGGAAACATTGTTATCTCTGCGTTTGGTCGCTTGTGGGTGGCTGATACTACGACAGACAATGTAACGATTAGTTTCTCTGACTTGTTGGCAGGACATAATTGGACTGCGGGAACATCTGGAACTCTTGATGTTTCTAGAGTTTGGGCTAATGGTGCAGATCAGATCATGGGCTTGGGCGCACACAATAACTTCTTGGTTATCTTTGGCAAGCGTCAGATATTAGTTTACTCAGGTGCAACAACTCCTTCCACAATGTCATTGGCTGACACCATAGGCAACATTGGTTGTTTATCAAGGGATTCCATAGTTTCTACTGGTTCAGACATCGTTTTCTTGTCTAACTCTGGTGTGCGTAGTCTTCTGCGTACTATCCAAGAGAAGTCTGCTCCATTGCGAGATTTGTCTAAGAATGTGCGTAATGATTTAATGACCTATGTAGGGTCTGAGACATTAGCCAATATCAAGGCGGTCTATTCAGAAGTCAATGCTTTCTACCTTTTAACCCTTCCTGTTGCAAAACAAGTCTATGTATTTGATACAAAGGCTCAATTGCAAGATGGCTCTGCTAGGGTAACAACTTGGGACTCTATTGAGCCAACTGCCCTTTTGTCTCGCAGAAATGGTGATTTACTGATTGGCAAAAATGGGTATGTTGGTAAATATGGAACATATCTTGACCATGCTTCTACCTATCGTTTTCAGTATTACACAAACTATGCTGACCTTGGAGATCAGAATGTCACATCAATTCTGAAGAAAATCTCTGTGGTGGTTATTGGTGGAACTAACCAACAGTTAACAATTAAATGGTCATTTGACTTTTCTGGTCAATACTATTCTACTCAGGCACAGATTCCAATATCAACAATCGCTGAGTATGGCGTTGCTGAATATGGTGCAAATGGTGTTCCTGTGGCGTACTACTCACAAGGTATACAAATCTCTACCTTGATCGGTCAAGCATCTGGCTATGGAAAAGTTGTGCAAACAGCGTATGAAGTGCAGATCAATGGTTCTGCTATCAGCATCCAAAAGATTGAAATTCAGGCTAAAAACGGAAAACTTGGGTAAGGAATAAACATGGCAAATTACACAAAAACCACCAACTTTGCGGCTAAAGATGCACTTGCGTCAGGCAATGCCTCCAAGGTTGTAAAAGGTACTGAGATCGACACAGAGTTTACTAATATCCAAACTGCTATTGCTTCCAAGGCAGATGGAACATTTACGAACTTCTCGTTTGTTGAAGCATCAAATGTCTTGTATATCTACAATGTAGCAACGCCTGTGGCAAAGATTGATGCCTCTGGTAATTTGACTGTGATTGGCAACATCATTGCGAATGGAACAATGTAATGAAAGCATCAGAAATCATCAAAGCAGATGCGGTCAAAAATAAGGTTGACCCTGATAAAGCCTTGCGTGTTATTAGTCAAGCAGTTAAGAATAAATCTGCTATTTTGATGCAAGAAAATAATTCTGTTTTATTGGTGCAAAAAATTAACCCAACTTCTTCATCCATGCACTTGGCTACATTGGATTCGCCTGTTGTATTGGCTAAATCAATACTTAAATTTGTTAAAAGAAGCAAAGACTTAGGTATTAAAACAATGTATGGCGAGGCAAACAATAAACAAATTGTTGAATTGATGAGGCGTATTGGTATCAATATTCAAGCATCAGATTTGCCACAGTACAACTGGAAAGCAAATATATGAAAAAGGTGAAATAAATGCCAGTTACACGTTGGGTAGAACAAGTTTTTGAAGCACCTGCCAAATTGGTTGAAAGTGCGTCAGATGCTTTGGCAACTGTTGATGATACAGTAAATGAGGTAGTGCCAGGCGGTTGGGCAACTGTTGCATCAATAGCCGTTCCTGCCGCCGCCCCCTACATCCAAGCAACTCAAGCGGCAGTTGCATTAGACAAAGGTGCTAGTCTTGAAGATGTTGCCAAAAACTATGCTATTAGCCAAGTTGCTGGTGAAGTTGGTGGTAATGTAGGAGCAGAAACAGGCTCTAGTTTGGCTGGCAATGTGGCTAGTGGAACTACTGGTGGATTGCTTAGTGGCAAATCATTAGAGCAATCATTACAAGGTGGCTTAACAAGTGGTGCAATTAGCCAAGTAACACCATCTACTTTATTAAGTTCTAATGGAACAACGGGAGCGACAAATATGGCTGATAATTTTGATTTTGCACCAAGTGCGCCTCCTAGTGTGGCGTATGAAGACCCCACTTTTTATCAACAATATTTCAATACTGGTGAAGCAGTAAGTGGGAATTATGGTGATCCTAACGCCCTAAAAAATAGTTTCTACGGCTATGGCGGTTTAGGCACAGAAGACCCGACAAGTGGCTTTGGCTCAACACCAATGACGCAAGCGCAAATAGATGCCACTATGCAAACCTATGGTGGCAATAGTTCTTTGGATTCGGCTACACAAGCACTAATCAAACGAGCATTGGCGGCTGGTGGTAGTGCGGCTAGAGGAGCAATGAACTTCTTAGGTCAAAAGGGCGTTGCTCAGGGTGCGTTAGGTGCGGTTGGCTCATTAAGGCAAATTGAAGCAGATAAGCAAGCGGCAATTAGGGCGCAAGAAAATCTTGCAAGAGCAACACAACAAGGCGTTGCTGGTTCACAGTTCAGACCAGTTGGCACAACCACTCGTTTTGGTACATCCAACTTCCAAGTTGATCCCATTACTGGTCAATTGACAAGTGCAGGATATACAGCCGCACCTGAGATCACTTCTGCCCAAAACAGACTTATGGGGTTGGGTGCTAGTTATCTAGCGCAGACCCCTGAAGAAGTTGCTCAACAATATATGTCTAAGCAATATGACTTGCTTGATCCTAGCCGTCAAAGACAATTGGCAAATATTAGAAACCAACAGTTCCAAACAGGTCGTGGTGGTTTGTCAGTAGGTTCTACTGGTTTGCGTCCAAGTGGCGCACAGGGTTTGATGGGTTCTAATCCTGAGTTAGAAGCCTATTACAACGCATTGGCACAACAAGATGCTCAGTTGGCGGCACAAGCACAACAAGCGGGTCAGCAACAAGTTACCTTTGGTACAGGTTTGTTTGGTCAGGCTGGTCAGTTAGAGCAACTTGCACAACAGCCATTTGCTTTAAGCCAAGGACTTGCAGAAAAGTCATCTTTAAGTGGATATAGGGCAGGAGATTTAGGTTATAGAGGAGCATTGGCTGGTGGTGTAATTGGAAGATCGGCAGAAGCAACAGTTAATCCGTATGCTCGTGCTTTAACAGGTCTTGCTGATCCTGCCTCGTTGTTGTCACAAGGAATAGGACAATCACTTAATGGCTTGTTTACAAATCAGTTTGGTGGGACGCCTCAAGGTGGGCAAGCGCAACTAGGTCAATACATGGCTGGTGCAATTGCTAACCCACAATCACAACAAGCCAGAATGTTAGCGGAACAAGAAGCCGCTTTCAGGGGAACAGACAACTATACTTTTAACCCCATGTATTCTGGTGGTTATGGCGGTTACGCATAAAGGAGCAATCATGGCAACAGATATCGTAGGTGGATTATTTGGGATTACTCCTCAATCGTATGAGGAAGGTGTTTATAACAGATCATTAGAGCGGGCTAAGGCTTATGACGCTCCAGCACAACTGCAAGCATCTTTTGCACAAATAGGACGTGGCATTGGTGGTGCTTTGGGTGCTGAAGACCCACAGTTAAAAATGATAAGCGCACGAAATGCTGTAATTCAGGGTATTGATTTAAATGATCCAGAAGCATTACAAGCGGCATCTGGAAGACTTGCTCAATTTGGTGATATGCAAGGTGCTTATGGCTTGGCTGAGTTAGCCCAAAAACGGGCTGAGTCACAGGCAACTATTGGTTTGCGTGAAGCACAGGCTAAAAAAGCCAATGAATATCAGATGGCAACTACATCATCTGAGCGTAATCGCAAGTTGATTTCTGAAGCAGATGTTGCTTTAAAAGAAGGAAGACCTTTAACTGCGCCACAGGAAAGTGCTTTGAGATTTCAAGTTGCTCAAGAATTAAAACCAAAAGTATTCCGTGATGCTACAACAGGCGAATTAACAACTATTGAACCATTAAACATTGGTTTTGCCGCACCAAATGTTGCTAAATATTTAAAAATAGGACAAACAACAGGTACAACAACTGGAACTGGTGGTGGTGTTACTACCATTCAAACCCCTCAATCTCAAGAAGCGCAGGTTTCTCAAGCAGAGGCTTTGAATGAGTTAACCAGTAGAACTAAAGATATTAGGGATGTTATTGGTGAAACTAAAAAGTTAATTAGTGGCTATACAACAGGATATGGAAGTTTCTTGTCTGTATTGCCTTTAACAGATGCAAAAACTCTTCAAAACAACTTAGAAAGCATAAAAGCCAACTTATCTTTATCTCAACTTACGGCTTTGAAAGAGGCTAGTAAAACTGGTGCGTCTGGTTTGGGGCAAGTTACTCGTAATGAGTTTGACGCTTTGCAAAGCACTATTGCCAAACTTGACCCACAATCTAAGACATTTGCAGATGATCTTGATAAAGTTGATAAAACCTATGCAAGACTGTTGAAGCAACTTGAAGGAAAAACTGTAAGGGCAGAGTCACGTGCAGGAATGACACCAACTCAAAAGCCTGAATTGCCTGGCATTGCTCCAACTGACATTGCTCCACAAAAAAGCAGATTTTCTGGTTTGAATCCTGAATTAAAAGCAGAAGAATCGCCTATGAGTGGTCAAACTAAAAAAGGTACTAAGTACCAAATCATGCAATAACGGAGTAAATAATGCCTAAATATCTTATTGAAGGTAAGACAGTTGTAACTGAAACTCCATTGTCTGAAGACGAAATAGATGAGATTTCATCATCTATTAAACCATCTATGCCTGTTGCACAACCTACACAACAGCCTTCTTTGATGCAGGAACTGGGTCGCCAAGCGGGTTTGTTTGGTCGTGCGGCTTATGAAGGTTTAACTGCGCCCGCAACAGTTACTTTAGAGGGTTTGCGTAGTGCGTACAACCTTGGTGCAAATATAGTTGGCTCAGAAAGTAGATTGCCTTCTGTTGCTCAAACCCAAAGTCAAATGTTAACTAAGGCTGGTTTGCCAGAGCCTCAAGGTATGCTTGAAAGAGCAGTTCAAACTGGCACTCAGGCAATGATGGGTACAGGCACAGTAGCGGCACTTGCTCCTAAAGTCCCTGCATTAGCGGCTAATCTTGCTCAACAAATTCCCGCTTCTGGTGCGGCTGGTTTAGCGGCTCAACCTGCGGCTGAAGCAACTAAAGAGGCAACTTCAGGTGTTCTTGGAGAACAAGGAAGTGACATAGCGGCTACGATTGCCGCAATGGGTGTTGGCGCAAAAGTTGGTCAAAGAGTTGGTGGAATTGCGGGTAAAGTTACTGGAGAAGCACAGCCACAACTTTATACAATGGAAGAAGTCAGACAAAGAGCAACTAGATCATATAACTCTTTAGATAATGCTGGTGTTTATATCAAGCCAAAAAGTGTTCTTGGAATGGTTGATGATGTTGAAGCAAATCTAAATTCAAATCAATATATTCCTCAAAATGAGCCAAAGGTAGCCAATACATTATCAAAAATGCGAGATATTGTTGGCGATAGATTTGTGTCTTTTCCTAAATTAGAAGAATTACGCAAAATGGCTAACAACTTGCGTAGCGATACTGATCCAAATACTAGACGGCTTGGCAATGTAATGATTGACTCTGTTGATAATTACATAACAAAATTAAATGGCAATGATGTATTTGCTGGTTCTGGAAAACTTGACGAAGCAGTTAAAAATGTAATGTCTGCTAGAAAAGATTGGCGCAATCAAAGTCGTGCAGAAATTCTTCAAGATGCGCTTAGTACAGCAGAGGGTAAAGCATTAGACCCAAGAGCATCTGAAAGCGAATTGATTCGTAGAGGATTTATCAATATTGCGGCAAACAAAAATAAAATGACTCGTTTTAGCGAAGAAGAACAAAATGTTATTAAGTCTGTTGCTAGTGGTGGGCCACAAGATAAACTTTTGTCTGCATTAGGTGCATTTAGTCCTCTCAGAGCAAGATTTATTACTGGAGGAATAATGGGTGCAGTTGGAACGCAAAGTCTTCCTGCCGCACTAACATTGGCTGGCGCAGGTCTAACGGCTGATAAACTACAAAGCGTTTTACGTAGACGGGCGGCTGAATTAGCGGTTAAACAGATAGCCTCTGGTGTTACCCCATCACAGCAACCTAACTATGGCTATTCAGGCTTGCTAGGCACTACTTTGGCTAACCCACAGCCATAGGAGACACCCATTGATCCTTTCAGCCTCCTCCTACTTGCCCAAGGCGCAGTCTCTGCTATCAAGCAGGGCTGTGCAATGCTCCATGAAGGGCGCATGGAACTGGAGGGTGCTAAGAAGACAATTGAAGGAGTCATGGCTGATGTCAAGGCCATCAAGGGAATATGGGATTGGATTGTTGGACTGTTTAGCCCAAAACCCAAGTCCAAGTCAGAAGATGCCCCCAAGCCTTTGGCGAAAGCGAAAGCCGCTTCCAAGAAACAACAGACTTATGAAGAAGTTGAACTACAAACCATCAATGAAGTGGGAGTCCAACTGGGCAACTTCTTTGACATACAGGCTCAACTAAACAACTACTACGCCTCTCTAGAGGCAGAATCAAAGGAACACTATGACCCAACTCAAAACACTTCTAAAAAGGCTATTGAACGTGCCTTGGTGGAACTCCAAATGGAAAACCTTGATGCTCAAATTCGGGAGCAAATGACTGTTTATGCCCCTCTTGAACTGAAGGCAATCTATACAAGGTTTCTAAAAATGTATGCAAAAATTCAACAAGAGCAAGAATGGGCTAGATCAGAAGAAGTTAAAAAATTAAGAAAACAAAGATGGGAACAAGAACAACAAGAAATATTTGTCATTGAGTTAGTAAGTGGAGGGGTTGCTATTGTGTTTATTTCATTGATTTTTGGATGGCTAATGTGGCAACTGCAAAACTTATCTGGTGGGTTTTAATCGGAGTAATGCTTTGTGTTGTCGTAGGTGCAACCTCAATGGCTTATGTGGAGACTCTTTACATGAAAGCACAACTAAAACGAGAGATGAAAGAGTTACGCAAGTTGAAACAAGAACTGAAAGAATCTAAATGAAGTATTTATTGGTGCTTATGCTTTTAGTTGGTTGCGAAGACAGGTGGAGATATGAATGTCAAAATCCA